TGGTCTCAAAGTTTATCTGGTATGACCATTATTGTTGTGTCAAAATACTCTAATACAACAGGCACTCAAACATTAACGACAACAGACCAAGATGACATGGGACTGTTTATTGATACAAACTTTAAAGTTTCAATGGCAGGTGCAAGTGCAGATTCAAGTACGTCTGCTGATACAAGTTTTCATATTCATACTTTAAAATTTGATGGTTCACAATCAGGTAATGCAGCTAGATTGGTTTATAGAATAGATGGTTCGGCTGAAACATTAACTTTTACAGGTACAGTAGGTACTACAACAAGTGCGTCAAACGGAACAATATTTTTAGGTTGTGACGATAGCGCTGAGTTTTTAAATGGAGATATAGCAGAATTTTTAATGTTTAATAAGACATTAACAAACGCAGAAATAACAGATGTTGAATCATATTTAACAACTAAATGGGGATTATAAAAAAATGGCTGATACAGTATCAACACAAGTATTAACAGACACAACAGGCGTAAAATACGCTGTTAAAATGACTAACTATTCTGATGGTACAGGAGAAAATCTAGTTAGAAAAATAGACGCTTCAAATACAACTTTTATGACTACTGATGGAAATAGAAAAATATCTAAAATATTTTGGTCAGTAAATACATCAAATGCAAAGTCAGCTGTAGAGATAATTTGGGAAGGTGCCACAAACGCTACCGCAGTTTCTTTATCTGGTCAAGGTTTTTGGGACTTGCGTGCCGATGGAAATGAAATTCTAAACAACGCAACAACACCTACAGGTGACATTTTACTCTCTACAAAGAATTTCGCAAATGGCGATAATTACACAATTTTAGTGGTTTTCAGATAGCAATTTGTATAAATATTAGAGAGAAATTAGAGATAGATACAAATGAAGTTAATTACCGAAGAAATATCAAACGCAGAATATATTGTTGAAGAAACTAGTAATGGAAAGAAAAACTATTCCATTAAAGGTATATTCATGCAATCTGACGTTAAAAATAGAAATGGAAGACTCTATCCTAAAGAGATACTTCAAAAAGAAGTGTTAAGATATAATAGAGAGTTCATAGAAAAGAAAAGAGCATTTGGTGAACTAGGTCATCCAGACGGGCCAACCGTTAACCTAGAAAGAGTTTCGCACATGATTAATGCTCTATATCCAGAAGGCAGTAATTTTATAGGTGAAGCACGAGTACTCGATACCCCATATGGAAAAATAGTGAAAAGTTTAATTGATGAGGGTGCAAGACTTGGAGTTTCAAGTAGAGGAATGGGTACACTTGCAAATGTAGGTGGTGCCAATGTAGTCAAAGACGATTTTTATCTTGCAACCGCAGCTGATATAGTTGCAGATCCATCAGCTCCTGATGCTTTCGTAGAAGGTATTATGGAAGGAAAAGAATGGGTTTGGGATAATGGGATTTTGAAAGAGCAAGAGATAAACAGATTAAAGTTACAGGTAGAGAGTAAAGAGAGAATTGCTAGAGCAGAGAAAAATGCTCAAGTATTTGAATCTTTTCTTAAAAAACTGTAATTTTATAAATAGTAATTGACACTTTCCTAATGGGTTGGTGTATTTATTGCAATAATAACAACTAAAAAACTATTGAGGAGATAGAACAATGGCTGACAATACTGTGGCAAATTTGCCAACTAAAAACGCCGCTCCAGCTGAACCAGCAAAGTCGTTACAGGCAACTGTACAACAAGTGATGACTAAAGCAATCACTTCACCGACTGACGCAAAAGTAGATTTCGCACAAGGGGTTAATCACATTACTGGTGACCCACAACAAAAAAGTGCAGGTCCAGCTGACGCAATGCCTACTCTCTCTGCTGAGAAAGAGCCTAAAAAAGATATTCAGGCTACTTACGAAGCTGACGAGAAAAAGGACGAAAAAGAAAAAGAAGATATGAAAGAAGCAGAATACGCTGATAAAAAAGATGATGAGAAAAAAGATGTGAAAGAAGGCGAAATGCCTGCTGGTCTTAAAAAGTACTTGGACAAAAAGAATGATAAAGAAGATGAAAAGTCTGAAGAAAAAGAAGACGATAAGAAAAAAGATATGAAAGAAGCTGAAGACAAAGAAGATAAGAAAAAAGACGAAAAAGAAATGTCTGAAGCGGAAGACAAGGAAGACAAGAAAGAAAAAGAAGTTTCTGAATCTGAAGATAAAGAAAAAGAAATGAAAAAAGAAACAGCTAAAGATAAAGTTAAAGACATGGACATGAAAGAAGATGTAAATGCTCTAACTGACGGTGAAGACCTTTCTGAGGAATTCAAAGCAAAAGCTGCTACAATTTTCGAGTCTGCTGTTAAAGCAAAACTTGTTGAAGAAATAGAAAAATTAGAAAGCGAATACGAAACTAAAGTTGACGAAAAAGTTTCTGAAGTTAAAGAAGAAATCGTTGACAAGGTTGACGCTTATCTAAACTATGTTGTCGAGGAGTGGATGAAAGAAAACGAATTGGCAATAGAAAAAGGCTTAAGAAATGAGATTACTGAAGATTTTATCGGTGGTCTTAAATCTTTATTTGAGTCTCACTACATCAATGTTCCACAAGAGAAGTATGATGTGATTGAGAATCAAGCTGCTGAGATAGAAAAGTTAAAAGAAGAAGTTAACAAATCTATCGAAAAGAACGTTGAGTTAAATTCAAAACTTGCAGAATCTACAAGAGAAGAAGTTATAAATGATGTATCATCTGATCTTGTTGCAACTGAAGTTGAGAAACTTAAAGGTTTAGCAGAGAGTATTGAATATAAAGACGCTGACAGTTTTAGAAAAGGTGTAGAAACATTAAAAAATTCTTACTTCCCTAAAGCAAAAGCGAGTGATAACGAATCTAATGAAGTAGCAGAAAACAATGCTGGTTTAGACTTGTCTGAATCAATGGCTGCATATACTGCTGCAATTAGTAAAACAAAGAAAAATCCTTACTTAAAGTAAGGGTTAGTTAACTAACTAAAGAAGGAGAGATAGAAAAATGTTTTTATCTGAATCAATACAACAAAAGTGGCAGCCCGTTTTAGAACATCCTGATCTTCCAAAGATCGAGGGTGCTTATAAAAGAGCCGTTACTTCAATGGTATTAGAGAACCAAGAAAAAGCGTTAAGAGAAGATGCTGCTTTCTTATCAGAAGCTGCACCTACTAATGCAACTGGTTCTTCAATACAAAACTGGAATCCTATTTTAATTAGCTTAGTAAGAAGATCAATGCCTAACCTTATCGCTTACGATATTGCAGGCGTTCAACCAATGTCAGGTCCTACAGGCTTGATATTTGCTATGAGAAGCAGATATGCATCTCAAACTGGTGGTGAAGCTCTTTTTGACGAAGCTGACACAGACTTCAGTGGTAGAAATGCTACTGGTTCATCTGTTGCAAATAAAACAGGAGTAGCACAATCTGGAACTAACCCAGCTGTACTTAACGACTCACCTGCTGGTGCATACACAAGTGGATCAGGAATGACTACTGACTATGCAGAAGCATTAGGTGATGCCGCTGGTAATGCGTTTGCTGAAATGGCATTCTCAATTGAGAAATCAACTGTGACTGCTAAATCAAGAGCGCTAAAAGCCGAGTACACTATGGAGTTAGCACAAGACCTTAAAGCAATCCACGGCTTAGATGCTGAAACTGAATTATCAAACATCTTATCTGCTGAAATCCTTGCGGAAATCAATAGAGAAGTTGTAAGATCAGTTTACATTGGTGCTGAAAAAGGTGCTCAAACTAATACAACAACTACAGGTATTTTTGACCTAGATACAGACTCAAACGGAAGATGGTCTGTTGAAAGATTTAAAGGCCTAATGTTCCAATTAGAGAGAGATGCTAACGTTATCGCACAAAGAACAAGAAGAGGAAAAGGTAACATGATTATCTGTTCTTCTGATGTTGCTAGTGCTTTACAAATGGCTGGTGTATTAGACTATACTCCTGCGTTAAACAACAACTTAAATGTTGATGACACAGGAAATACTTTTGCTGGTGTATTAAATGGTAAATATAAAGTTTACATTGATCCATATTCAGCAAATACAGCTGCTAAACAATACTTTGTAGTAGGTTACAAAGGTACTTCACCATATGACGCTGGTATATTCTACTGCCCATATGTACCTCTACAAATGGTAAGAGCAGTTGGCCAAGACACTTTCCAACCAAAAATTGGATTCAAAACTAGATATGGTCTAGTAGCGAACCCATTTGCTGGTGCTGGTGCGTCTGACAACATTACTGCTGATGGTTTAACATCTGCTAATGCAAACAGATATTACAGAAAAGTTCAAATTGCGAACTTAATGTAATACTTGTTACAAACAAATTTAAAAGGGCGGCCCTAAAAAGTCGCCCTTTTTTTTAGCATAAATAAAAGTAGATTATGTTTTATACTGAAAGAATAACAATTTATAAAGAAATACCTATGTGGAAAAGAACACCATTTAAAGAACTTCTAGGAATATTAGTAGTAGGTTGTATTATTACACTATTAGCATTAGGTCTTAATTATTTAAATCCTAAGCCAAATGTATTAGAAGAATTAGAAGAAAAAATTAAAAAAGTAGAACAAAAAGAGAATATTCTTACGGAACATGAAAAAGAACTAGAGAAAAAAGCTACTGAAAAAGAATGGCAAGAAGTAGATAATTCAACAGATAAATAGTATTAT